GATGATGTCCCCCTTCTCATAAGACCTGATCTGCACGCCTTCTTGGACTAAAGTGCTCATTAGATGCTCACCGGAGTACCAGCAATGCGGGGCTGGATTTCCCAGTCAAAGCTGTGAATTTCCACTGGGAGGTTGGTGGTGTCTGCGGTGCCTGTAAAGGCGACATGTGCGTTACGGGCTAAGGTACCACAGAATCCAAGATCGAGTTGCAGCTCAAAGTAGCCGGAGCCGAGCTGGTAGAACTTACCGTACTGCTGGATGCTAGGGCTACCCATATAGGTAACTGTAAGCTTGATGGTCTGGTTATCTCCGGTACACAGTCCTTTCACAGTCAGGCGGCGGAAGTAGCAGGTCTGGTTAGGAGTCTTACCGAATACCTCAGGGCTCTGGACGCTATAGGTGATTGGCTGGCCATCCCAGGTAGGGTCAGGTCCCTGCAACCGGCGCACGGTTTCATCGCTGAATCCTCCAGCTACAGTGATAGGAATGGTGCCTACAGCCCTGAACTGCTTCAGCACCTCAATCGGCCAGGGGAGGTCAATCACGGTCCAGCCCTTTAACACCAAGTCATAACACAGGATGCGGGTCAAGCCTCCTGTGCCTGTGCCTGGAACACCTGGGAAGCCTGGAGCGGTAAGGCCAGTTGTCCTCCCAAAGAAGGCAGTTATTGGAACATCCAGATACTGATTCTCTTGACCTGCCCCTTGACCCCAATATACACGCCATGTAGTAGCTCCAGCAGGGATAGGTACATTACTAGGAAGAGTCACTACAATCTCATCCCCCGGATTAACTAAGGAGATAGGACCTGCTTCAGAAGAAGCCGATACCTCGACCGCACCAACAATGAAGGTATATTTCACCCAGTAGTTACCAGGAGGCAGCGTTCCTACCAGAACAGGGTAAGTTGTCAGAATAGGTGGAGCGTTCTGGGCAGGAATGTTTATCACACTGATGATCGGGATAGCCAGCATGTACATGGGGGGAACGGCGCATTGAGTTCCTTTGCTTAGGTAGGCATAGTTCCAATCCATGGGGCTGATGTCGGGCTCACCTCCAAATAGGTAGGGGCGGACTTCCTCACTGATGATACGGTCCCGGACTCCATCAAACACAGCCACTCCTAGATGGCTTAGGCGGGCTATGCCATAGCCAGGGAGGAACTGGATGGACCGGGGAGCGATGCAGCCCAGGTCGGTCTGGGCCTTCTGGATGCTGAAGTCGGTTGCACCAAAGACACCGATCACCTGGTAAGTCTCAAAGTCCTTAAAGACGACCATAGCCCCTGTAGGAGCAATGCCACTTTCAGCAATGGTATAAGCAGCCAGACCAGTAATTTGTGTACCATCGTCTTTGCCTATAAAGGCCACGTTCAGTGGGTTCCAGCTGTTGGGGTTATCTACGTCGCTCATCTTGAGGACGGTAGGACCGTCCAGCAGGTCGGAGGTAGTAGAGGGAGAGGTGTTGGCAAGCCATAGGCTGCCTGCGTATACTAGAATATGAGCTGCTCCACGAGGGGCAGGTACAGTTCCTGTCTGGCCTGTGTTGTGCCAGATGACGTTGTTGTCAGCTACGTTCTGACCCATCTGCTGAGGGAAGACAGGGTTGGTTGAGCCTGAGGTTCCTCCTTGCAGGGCTTGAAAGATGAAGCCTCCTGCGTTGTTGGTGGTGGGGAGGATGACATCTCCACCTTGGACAGTTCCGTTTACTCCTCCTGTATAGATGGTGGAGGCTACCCAATCAGGATAGGCAGCTTGGAAGGTGTTACCTATGACAGCGACCGGGCCTCCGTCTGGATACTGGTAAGGTGAAATTCCATTACCCAGGGCCAGGATTACGTTGTTGTTGAATTGCAGGAACTGAGGGAGAGGGCTGCAGTTGCCCAGGATGCCCCCACTGGGCGTGGCTCCTCCACCACCGGAGTTGGGGGGAGGTGTAGAGCCACCTCCACCAGAATGGCCTGGGGTGTTATCGAGGTTGGCAAAAGAGTCAGCAGGGAAGCTATGAACCAGGTTGGCAGGCCCGTAGCTGGTTGCTGGGATGATATAGAAACCACAGGTTTGGGTGGTATTAGTGGCGGGGGGTTGGACACCTTCCACCAGTTGGTTGTCTGTGTAGGAGGTACCTTGGACGTTGGCAGCTACCAGGTGCATGAAAGGGCTGCCCAGGAGTTTTCGACGGTAGACATTGTAACCGGTGGCGTTGGGGACCGCTGACCAGCTCACGAGTATCTGGTGATTAGCGGCAATGGCGACAAAGGGACTGGCGGTGCCTGGAGTGGTCTCACCTCCAGCTCCATCCAAAGCAGTGATCTCGTAGCTGTAGGATTCGGCTGGTAGAGAACCAGCTCCACCATCGACAGCGGATGCAGGACCAGGGACTGCCAGAGGAGTGTTCACATCCTTGAGCAAGCCAACATAGTAGCGGTTGACTTGGCTGGGGGCGAATAGCATCAGCTCAGTCCAGGCTCCCTTGTTGGACTGAACGGCTCCGTTGTAAGCGCTGATGATCTTGGAGCCGCTGCACAAGACCAGCCCCCCACGCTTGGTCAGCAGCAGGTTGGAGAGGCGCGGAACGGTTCCCTTGGGCTGGTCAACCAGAGGGGTTGAGGCATTCAGCCCCCTGGGAAAATTTCTTTGACCCACCGTTAGGAGGGGGATTTCTGACTGCGTAAGAGACACTGGTCACCGGACTCCTAGTAGCGCTTGCTCCCCTTCTTGGCCTTTCGAGGCATGGACATCCGGTTGACAGCCTTGGCATGAGCCTTGCCACTGCCTACGTGAGTGGGGCGCTTGATTGCGTTCTTGTGAGACTTTCTGCCGTGCATGAGGTTCCTCCTAAGATAGGTACCACCCGCCACCCAGGCCGGGGTTGTAGACTTCGTTGGTTGCTCCAAGGCCGATCTGGACTGGACCTTGGAGGAGTCGATTGGCGCTTCCCAGGGCTATAGCAGCGTCCATGAACTCTTTGAACTTACGGGACGCACCGGTCTTGTCACCCTGGACGTTGATGGCTTTGCCGTCCATATAGAGCTGAAGAATATCACTCCAGCCGTCAGGAACGGCCATGGTGCTAAGGCTGGAACCGACCGGGTAGGTGTTGGCCATGCGGTTGCCGGAAAAGCGCAGGTTCAGCTCAGAGACAAGAGCCCCACTTGGCCAGGCTTGCGCGTAGGTTCCTCCCAAGCCCCGGACCAAGCCACTGAAGATATTACCTGACAGACCGGCATAGGCTACGATCTCGAAGGGAGCTGGAGGAGGCCCACCTAACATGGCCAGGCCGAAGGGCAAGACCCAGCCTGCAGTGCTGTTGACTGGGAATTGGGACGAGGTGGTGGTGAGGGCTCCTGTGGTGAGAGAGCTACCTGCGGTTCGGTCGGGCTGGGGGAAGGTTTCGATGATGCTCTTTTCCGACTGCTTCAGGGTCACACTCAGACTGCTGATGGCCACGATTGCACTGCGGTAAAAGATGTCGGAGCGGGTGCCTCGGGTCAGCTCCCAGCCGTCATACCAGACATGGGTCAGCTTGATCCACTTCTGAGGCAGGGTGTAGAGAGACTGACCTACAATGGTGGGTACGCCACTGGCATCGTAGATGCCTCCTGCCTTCTTGCTGAGGATGTTCAAGCCCTCGTTGAGCCAGCGGAACATAGAGAAGGCGTTAATCAGGCCACCATCTGTGTCTGGGAGGTAGGCACTGGATCGGTTGGGAGGAGAGCCTGCCGCTTCGGTGACAGTGGCAAGGGTGGGTTGAGTTACGGTGACGATGTCGTATTCGATGTACTGGTTCTCCATACCAGGGGTCATGCCAAAGTAGAAGCGGACTCCGATAATGGAGGGAGGTACTTCTTGATAGTTGGTCCACCAAGTGAAGGATATGGCATTGTTGGGGTTAGCTATAACTACTGCTACTTCATTGGAAGGTAAGGATTCCCCCCAAGCGGTAAGGGTGGTAAGGACACAATAGTAGGTACCCGGTCCCAGACCTCCCCCAGTAGCTGGTGTAAGCGTACCAAGATGGGGAGCAACTGCCGTCATAGGCATGTCCGGGATCGTCTCCCGAGCGCTCATGATGACATCACCAACCAAGGACATTAGGTTGACCTCTTTCCAACTTTGTTGCGCATCGTGACCTGACGGTAGGCACGAGGGCGGCGGCCAGGGGCGCGGGGGACATGACGAATCTTTAGTTTGTGCCTGGGCATGTCAGTACCTCTTCCCGGCCTTGCGGCCTGCTCGCTTGTCCCGACCTATGGTCTTGACCCCAGGACGTTGCTTCATACGTGGGTGTAAGACCCCTCGAACCCTGTGACCGCGTTTCATCATTTTCGACCTGCTTTCCTGGGTAGGCGCTTCTCATAGCGTTTCATGCGTTTAAGCGGTATGCGATTCAGCTTGTCCATGATGCGTGGGATAGGCTGAGGCTTACCAGGATCAATAGCATCTGGCATCTGGACTCCTTAAAGAGCAACGGCCCAGGCAGCGTGAGCCACCCAGGCCGAGGCCGCCCCTCCCCCGCTAGGGAGAACTTGTTAGCTCGAATACACCAGCTCGACATCGACGGTTGAATTGGCGGTGCCAATCGTGACGTTGACAGTGACGATGGTCAGGTTCAAGTCGGTGATGAAGTCCAGGATGAAGCTGAGACCCACACCGGCTGAGGTTGCTGCTGTGTCACCTCCATAGAGTTGGACGGTGGACGAGCCATCCGTGGCTGTGATCTTGCCGACGATGAATGTTGCGTTGGTACCGATGGTTGCGCTCTTCACCCGAATACGGCCTGAGCGGGCAGTAGGCGAGAGATTGCCGCTGGAAGGGATGGTGATGGCGGTGGCACCTACGTTGGTGGTTACACCTTCACGCTTCTGGTAGTAGTCACCGGAGCCAAAGCCTGCTGCGACACATCCGACAGAGTTGAGAATCGTCATAATAATCCCTCGCTTAGACCGCGTACACCACTTCAAAATCCAGCGTGCTAGTTGCTGTGCCTGCAGCGACCGTGACGGATATGCTGGTTACGTCCAAGTCACTGATCCACTCCACCTCGCGGCTGTATTTGACGTTGGCGGCAGTGGCAGCTTTGTCACCAGCATAAATCTGCTCCGTGGTGGTGCCATCAGTTACGGTGATGAGCGTCACTTGAAGCGTACCACTGGAGCCCACAGTGGCGCTGCTGATTCTTATCTTCCCCCGATGGCCAATGGGAATCAAGCTGCCAGAGGCGGGGAGTGGGACAACGGCACCGGCTGTCGTGACCGAGACTCCCAGGTTCTGGACTTTGTAGTCGCCTGCGCCGAACTCAGGAGTTGTTGACTTAATGGAACGAACTATCGTCATGCCGGTCTCCTGTGCCTAGCTGATGTTGATGATCTTGATCGACATACGAGGTGAAAGGTTGATGATGTTCCAGGTCAGATACATCGTGCTCACGATGGTGCGCTGGTTGGTCGGCTTGATAAACGGCTCGACGTTGAAGTAGTCCAACTCGTGGAAGACCGGGAAGATGTACTTGGTGTTCAGCAGGTAGGCCACACTGGCCGGGCAGTAACGGTCGGCCATGACGATGGCGTTGTTGTACACGAAGTGATACCGGAAGCCCGCCTGCAGCGCCGTTTCGTCCTGCTCCATGTCCTGGAACCGGATCAGGGTGGTCAGGGTGTTCTTGAAGTTAGCGAAGCGGGTGTTGTCCATGATGAGCAGGTCGGGCTCATCGTAGCCATAGACCACGGCTTGGTAGGCCAGCTCGCAGGTAGCCTGGTTCAGGGCTGCCGAGCCTCCAGTCTGATTGGCGGCAGGGAGCCACCAGGAGTTAGCAGCGGCGGATCGGTCGATACCGGCGATGGTGTTGGTGGTTTGACCAACCCAAGCGTCGATGTCGTCTACGTCAAGAGAGGTGTTCTGAGGGCTGGTATGCCAGACAGCACGACTCAGCTTCTGCATGAAGGAGCCGGTACCGACCTGGTACTTGGAACGGATCAGGTCCAGAGCGCCTGCGCCCCCTCGGTTCAGGATTACGTCGGTGATCGGGATGGAGATGGACTGGCGGTAGAACTTCCACACCTGATCGGCGGGCTGGATGGAGTCTACGACTGTAGTGTCCAGGAGTTGGTTACCCCAGTAGGCACCACCTGTCATCTCTTCCTGAGTCAGGAGGGCATAGACCAGCTCGCCACCAGAGAACTTCTTGCCATTGCGGGTCATGGCCCAGAAGGCTGGAGAGGGAGTCAGGACTTCATCACCCAGCACCGGGAGGATGTATTTCTGCGTGATGGCGTTCGCTGTATTCAGGAGTGCAACCGGTGGTTGCTGTAGTCCAGTTCCTTGTGCTCCCGCTGCAGTGATGGTTGACATATCGGTTACCCCTCTTCAGTAAATTAGGCTACGTTATTCAGGCTCCAGATCGACGGGTCCTTGGCAGCTGCCGCGAACGCCTCGTTCAGGTTCTTGGGAGCGACTGCTCCGCTGACGACCTTATCCAGCCCTGGGATGTCCATACCATGGGTTGGGCGTGGCATCATGTTGACCACATCCCGCTCCTTGATGGCGTCGGCCTTGCCCTTCTCGTAGGCAGTCTGCTTCTCGATTTCGAGACGTTTGGGAGCGGTGTACTGCTCGTAGGCCCGGTTGAGGTCGATGATGCCGTTACGCTTCTTGATGCCGTTCTCGGCGGCGTATTTATAGAGAGAGCTGAGATCGAGGTCCTTTGGCTTGGCCGGATCGTCACGGCTCATCAAGCGGTTGAAGTCTTCCTCATAGCGCTCGTTCAGGTAGGTGGCACCAACTTCGTTCAGGGTGTTGTTGACTTTGCCGAAGCCGTCGGTGATCTTGGCTTCCATGGCGTCAATCTTGGCTTGGAGGGCAGCTTGGGCCTTACTGAGGCGGGCGTACACCGGATCGGCGTTTAGAACGTCGTCCAGCTCGTCCTTTTCCTCACGACGCCCTCCTCCACCCTTGCCGAGGTCGGCCAGCTGCTGCTTCTGCTTTTCCAGCTCGACATACATCTGGGCTACGGAGTTGGAGGCGGCTTCTACCTTACGACGCTCGGCTGCCAGTTCCTCACGGCCCTTGGCAAGCTCCTTGGCGACAGAGCCCTGGGTGGCGGCATCGTACTCACGCATGTCTCCCAAGGTCATGACGGCTCCGTTGGGGAGGGTGATCTCGATGTCGTCGGAGAAGTTCTTGGTGTCCTTCAGGATGATGGAGGGGTCGAACTTCTGTTTGTTATCAGCAGACGACTTGGATGGCATAGGTTTCTCCTACTGCCCCATCGGGGGCATCATGTTAGCGGATTGGGGCATAGCCGGACCACCACCTCCACCACCTCCCATGTCGGGTTGCATGGAGGCGATGCCTCCACCGATGGGATTGTTCTGGACGGCGTTCTGGGTCTGGCTGGCTTTGTCGATTTCTTCCAGCACCTTGTCGATGTTGGAGAACAGGCTACTGAGATGTTTGGTGACACCTGGGATTCGGAAGGCTAGCTGGGGGATGAGAGTAGCGACCTGCTGCTTCATCTGCATCATGGCACGCTGGACGGATTTGGGATCGGCCCCTCCCAGCTCGGCCATGCGGCTGGCCAGTAGCTCCGAGACCATGTTAGGGTCTTGGGCCGCGCCTCCAGTGATACCCCCCTGTTGCATGGGGCTCGCACCCTTGTTGGCCAGGCTGTCGATGATCGAGCGTGCCATGGTCCCGGCCACTGGGTTGGGGGGTGTTGCCATCTCTTACTTCCCGCCCTTTATCGAACCGGACTTTGCACCACCAGGGACGTAGCTCAGGGGATCGTTAGGCACAAACAGCGGGATGTTGAACACGTCTGGGCCTACGTCCTTGCCTGCCTTGGGCGCGGTTAGAGGGGTCTTGAACTCGGGATCGAAGGTCTTGTTACCTTTTGCCATAATGGGCTCCTTAGGAGGCAGGGCCCCACCCTGAGGCAGGGCCCGGATGAGAATTAGTGGCGCTTTCCACCACGACGCTTTTTGCGGCCTTTGAACTCAAAACTGGAGACTGGGAACATGGCTACCTCCTTCTCGGCCCTTCTCCGGTATTTTCTGACGGCCAGCGAAGGGAGCCCAGCTGAACACATACGACAACCGTCAGTTTACTTTAGCTTGGTTTACGTCTCCATACTGTTCCAAGAGAGCGGTCCCCTGGTTGAGAAGGAAGTCGGTGAGGTGGCCAGAGCGCTCGAACTTTCTCCAGTCGGATTCGTGGACCCAGAAAGGCTCTACGAGTTTGCCGTCAATGGCCATGGCCACGAAGCGGAACTCGCCTTCCTTGATGCCGAAGCCCATGCTTGAGAGAAACTCGACTCGCTGGCTGGACTGCACCGTGTAAGCCTCGCTGGATATTACGGTGAGCCTCAGCGAAGGCAATGTCAATGGGGGTGTGGCGCGTATGCAGTTAAGGGGTAGGTATGCCGCGAACCCACCACCGGCCATTGGGGGCTTGGTAGGTGGGAACCTTGAAATCGTGGAGAGTACCGTCAATGCACCAGCGCTGGACTGTGCGGAGGGGGCGGCGGAGGCGGCGAGCGTATTCGGAGGCTGTTAGCCACTCCAGAGGTTCATACAGCCAAGGGGGCTCGTTAATGTTTCTTGATTCTTGCAAGGGCCTCCAGTTGGCGCTCGGCATCGAGCTTGTCAGCGATTTCATCGGCTCCAGGGACGTTCATCCAGTCCAGAGCGGTGCGGTCGTCAATCATGTGCTTGTCTTTCAGGGCCATAGCCAGCTTGTTCAGGGCCATTGCGCTGATTGGGCGGATGGAGCCGGGGTCGAGGTACAAGCGCCACTCATCGGCTTTCTCGACTCGTTCCCAGGGGACCAGCTCGAAGTCCTGGGCGAAGTCTACGAAGTGGATGTCATGGTAGTAAGCAGCCATCAGGTAGAAGACTTGCTCGGCTACTTTGTAGACGGACTCGGCCATCAGCTTGGCACGGAGGCGAGTGAGGGATTGAGCGTGGAAGACGGCTTCGCTGTACAGGTCTACGCTGACGTTGCCGGAACCTTGCTTGCCCTGGCGGGAGTCGGGGAAGCCCTGGAGTTCCTTTTGGAGTTGCAGGAGGAGCTTAGGGTATTCAATGAACTGAGGTGGGAAGGGGCGAGGGAGTTTCAGTTCGGGGTAGCGGGCGTTGGCGGCAATGACACGCACCTCGGCAGGGATGCCACCGAAATCTTCAGCGGACAGGCCGGTGGCTTCGTCAATGAACCAGACGCCATTGTTGAGACGGACGGCGTTCTCAAACGCCTGCACCAACATGCGCTGAGAAGTTTCCTGCAGATTACGGCTGACACGGACGGGGGGAGGTGCATAGAAGCTGTTTAGAGGTGGGAGGCCGCAGATGCGGACGAGGTTGAATTTCTGACGCGGATAGGGATTGTCGCCGTCGAACAGGATTACGCCGTCACAGTCTACAATCATGCGCCCGTTGGGCCACTTCTTCTCGAACTTGGTGGGGAGGAGTTTGTCGATTTGCTTCTCTTCGTCTGTGCCTCCCCTCTCCCGGACAACTTCCTGGACGGTGGGGTCCTTGATGAGGAGGACCCGTACCTGGACACGTCCATCACCTATGCCCATGCGGTCGTCAGGCATACCGCCTACGGTGGACATGGGACCGGGAGGCATAATCATGGTGGGAGTCATGGAGGTGGTGGAACCGGCATCCTTGATGACGGAGGGAGGAGCGGCGTGGACATGACGGCCACGATCCGGGAACAGGTTGCGGACCTGGTCAGGGTACATGCGGTCGGTGTAGATGAGGTAGTGCCAGTCTTCATCGTTGATGGCTGCAGGGTCAGGATAGACGGTCTCGGGATCACGGCTCATGACCCAGACCCGGCCCCGGCCATAGTTGGCGAAGCGGTCGAAGCCGACCTGGAGGTAGCCATTACCGGCAAGCAGGGACCAGAGAGAGGCGTACATGATTTGCAGGTTGAAGAAGCCTTCGCGCCATTGAGCCTGGAAGCCTTTCTCACGCCGCTTGTCACGCCGGGGCTTACTACCTTGAGGGTCGTGGACGATATAGATTTTGGGATCGGCATCGGCCAGGTCGCTGGCTTCGGTACAGGTGAACATCTGAAGCTGGGGGATTTCGATACGGGGGCGGAAGGATGGAGACCGGCTGGTCTGGTTGAGGGACATGTTGTAAAAGTTGCGGGTTTCGTTGAAGAAGTCGTCGCCCAGGAAGGTGCGGCGGTAGTCAGCGCTGAGTTGCTGGAGCTGCTCGATCTGGCGGATCAGGTAGTTTGCGCCCTGGTCGGGATCGGATTTCTTGGTGTTGCGCCGGGTGACCACCACTTACCACGCTCCATAGTTGCACAGTTGCGAAACTGATGTTGACGAGCTTTGAGGTGATGTTCTCATTGCACGCTCTCCGGCTCGGTGTCTTCACACAGGAAGCGGCGGACTTCTTCCAGCGGGCTTAGACCTTGTTCGCCTGCGTTGCCTTTGAGGTATTCTTCGATGTCCATGCACAGGGCGACGAAGTCCTTGAGGCCGATGACAAAGGGGACCAGGTTGTCGGCGTAACGGGTCAGGTCGGCAAGCAGCTGACGGTATGCGCCGGAGCGGTTGATCTCACGCTTGGCATAGAAGTTCTGCCAGATGGTGTGCATCACCATCCGGTAGGACAGTTTGTCCTCAGGGCTTACTGAGGAGCCGTCTTGCCCGGCTTGCGGAACTGGGTCGCATTCGTCAGAGGAGTGACTCCGTCGCGCAGCGCCTGGGCTTTCTCCTGCAGGTCCTTGCGCAGAGCGGCGGTACGGTGAAGCATCTCCTCCTGCTCGGCCAGTTGCTCGTCGGTCATCATGCCGGAACGGGATGCCTGCGAAGCTGGGGTCTCGTTTCTCCATGGGCCACCTGTGTCTTGCACTTCGTAGATCAGGGTCTGCACCGGTGAATAGCGCAGAACCAGTTTGTCCCCTTCAACGGTTAAAGTTACTGCTTCACCGGGGTCGATGTCCAGAACTGTTTCGAGGTCGAGTTCAACCGAGCCGCCGTTCTTGCCGACCAGGGCTGCCAGCAGGGAGAGCAGCTGGCGGTTGGGGGATCGGGTAGGCCAGCTGGACTGGAAACGCTCTACGGTGGATTGCTTCATCTACACTCCTTCAAGACGCGTCTCCGCGTTGGGCTTGTTGTGCAGCTTGATGGACTTGAGGACGCGAAGGTGATGTTTGGAGATGGCTTCCTCCACGTCATCGCGCCACATGCGGGGGAGTTGGGTCATATTTTCATCGGCATCGGCCAGGGGAGATTTGCCCCCGAGGCCCTTGCGGGGAGGGGCCCATTGTTCGAGGGCGATCCAGCCTACAAGAGCACTGATGAGAATGTCGTCATGGCCACGCTTGACCTGCCAGCGGAAGTCGTCAGAGCGCTCACAGGCATCCATTTGCTGGACCAGGGCGGAGTCCCGGACGATGACCCGTTGGGAGCGGAGGGCATCGCGGAAGGCGTCCATCATGAGAGGGCGGGTGCGCAGGGTGGTCTCCCAACCGATGGTCTTGGAGACTTTCACGTCCCGGATGCGGTCGTCCCGGTTGCGCCAGCGATAGAGGTTGGGGTAGCGGTAGCGGTCACGCAGGACGGATTGGGCCCACAGGCCAAGGTTGCCGGTGAGTTCAATGTTCACCATGGCTTTGTTGTACCATCGTCCCAAACGGTCACACCAGTCCGCCAAGTGTTCAGGGTTGATGCGGAGCGCAAGCCGTGCGGCTTGGGCACCGGTCGTACCGTCCCAAACCACGAGGGACGCGAAATCTCCGAGTTCGTCGGGATCGAAGTTTTCTCCGGCTTCCCGGATTCCTCGGGCGGCGTCAGCTCCGATGTAGTACCAGTGACCCCAGACAGGTTGTTCCCAGACATGAAGGTCTCCTCCTCCCCGGACGGGGGACATATATTCACCAGAGTCGGAGCGGCGGAGCTGGCCAATGAATAAGGGTTCTTTGACAGTGGAGCGGGCGTAGGCCATCTCGTCAGGTTCAAAGACGGGATCGCCGGTGGAGATAAAGGCTTCGTCTGCGGTGGACGGGTACTCCTGGTGGAAGAGGGGGAGATAGCCTTTGCATTCAGTTTCTATAGTGAGACGACGCCAGGCCAGTTGGGCCCTGGAGCAGCCAAACTGTTTTATCAGGGTGCGCTCTTCGTCATCGGCAGGAGCGTCTTCAGCGATGTCGGGGCTGGCAACACAGGTAGGGTCGTCCATCCAAGGGATGAAGATAGGGCAGTATTCGTTGCGGCCCTCTACAGCTCCACACCAGTAGTCGAAGAAGTGCTCACCAGGGCCAGCCCGGCCATTAGCGGTGGACTCAATGACCACTACGGTCGATGGGTCCCTTGGAACCATCGGGAGTAGAGAGCCAAAAGATTCGACACCAGGGTAGAAAGCCGCCTCCGAAAGGTGGAGGAAGCTGAAGCCAAGGCCACGCCCCGATTCCACAGAGCCTGCAGTGGCGATTTCAAGAGCTGACTCTCCTTCCTTGTGGGGGATGGTGATGAGGTGTTTATTGGGGGGAGGCATGTCGAACATGGCCTGAAGGCTGTCCCGGCCATAGAGGTGGCGTGTGACTAGGTTGGTGGGAACTTCAAAGAGGCCCTTGGATGATTTGAACTGGTGGGCCACGATCAGGCCCTTGGCACCATCCCGGCTCAGGCCCTGACAGAGGCCGAGTCCTTCAGTGTAGCTGGAGATACCGACACGGCGGGCCTTGAGGACAATGGCCCGCATGAGCTTGCCTTCTTCCTGGAGTTTGCCGAGTTTCCGGTTGATGATCTTCTGGTTGGGGTTGAGGCGGAAGGGGACAAGGCGGCGAGTATAGCGGTCGCGGATGGGCAGCTTGGACAGGAAGGACTCGACTTTGGCCATCCGTAATGCCATCAGTGACGCCTCGTTCGCTTTCCCAGGCGGTAGAGTTCATTGTACTCGTCGGCAGCATGGTGAAGGTAGAGCACGGTGATGAACGCCAGGAGGAGGAGAGCGATGCCGACAATGGTGAGCAACATAATTATCTCGCCAGGCTGAGTACGCCTGATTGACGCTGGTTCTTGCGGACCACGCACTCGGCG